CCCGGCGGATGACAGTTTGCAGGCGTTTGAAATCCGCAACGTCACCAACGTTGAACCGGAGCATTATCAGCAGATCATTGCGGAGCATATAGCGGTTTCCGAACTGTCGGATGAACACATCAACACAAAGGAAATCACCAATCAGACGGCGCAGACGGCGCTTACTTTCGCCCTTTCCGGCACCACATGGACGGCAGGCAACACGGTTTCCCGTTCGTCATCTGTCAACATTGCCCGGGGCAGTGTTTGGCAGGCAGTCAACGCCATTGCAAGCAACTACAATGCCTACGCCGTGCCCCGGGTGGTGACGGATGCCGCCGGGAATATCACAGGCAAATACATTGACCTGATAGAAACCACAGGCACATGGCGTGGCGTGCGGCTGTCCATTGACAAAAACATGTCGGATGCGTCTGTGGTGTATGATGATTCTGAAGTGCTGACAGCCCTGTACGGCTATGGCGGCAGTGTGGACGTTGAGCAATCCGGGCAGGAAGACAAAACGGAGGAACTGACGTTTGCGGGCGTAACGTGGGCGGCGACCGCTGACCACCCCGCAAAGCCTGCCGGGCAGACGTACCTTGAAGACCCTGCAAAAACGGCTATTTACGGGCGCAATGGACGCCCCCGGTTTGGATTCTACCAAAACGGGGATATCAAGGACGCAAACATACTGTTGCAGAAAACGTGGGAAGCGCTGAAAAACACAAGCGCCCCACTGATCAACATTTCCGGCACGTGTTCTGACCTGCACAGGTTTGGGTATGCTGACCAACCCATTCGCCTGCATGACTTGGCACTGGTGGAGATATCCGAAACCGGGGAATCATATTACCTGCAAATCATCAAACTGGACGTTGATTTGATTGACCCCACAGCCACCCGCCCGGAGATAGGGGCATACATCCCGAACATTATTTACATCAACCGGGAAACACACACGGCAAGCACCGGCGGCGGCGGCAGGGGCGGCAGGGGTCAAACCAACACAGACTATAAACAGTCGGAAACCTACACAGCCATTGAAAAGGATGACACCCGCATTGCAATGGTAGTCGGCACCCGGAACGGGGACAACTACATAAAAGCCGGGGAAATTGCCCTTTCCATCAACAAATCCGGCGAAAGCGGGCAGTATGAAAGCAGTGCCCACATCAACGCCAACCACGTCAACATCAGCGCAACGAACGATGTGCACACACTGGCGGGAGATGTCGAACATGATGCGCAGGGACGGTTGATCATCAAAAACGCCGGGGGCATGTACGTTCAGCGCACGGAAAGCGGCGTCACCTCGCAGTTTGGTGTGTTCGACAACGGGAACCTGACCGGCGGCGTTGTGGTGGAGAAAATCAACGGGAACGGCGTAACCACCAACATCAGGGGCGACCGCATCAAAATCGGCACGCTTGATGATGAAGACTTGAATTCGTGGGCAACCGATGCGAAAAACGGCACCGGCGTTTTCGTGAAGTTCCTGACCGTCCGACAGCTAACGGCGCAGGAAATCACGACATTGCTTGCCAACATTGACGAAGCGACCATAAACAACCTTACAGTTGCACAGCGCCTTGAAACCGGGAAAATAGTTATTGCCGACACGATACAAGCGGGAGCGAATTCCGCCGAAATGCACGTTGCCGACATCACGAAAAGCGCTGACGGGAAAACACTTACAATAACATACACAGACAAGAGTGCGATAACTTTTAGCAAAGCCACTACTCTTTCCGGTGCTTGGGGTAGTGGCGTTTTCACGGTAACAGCAACCGGCGCAAACCCGCTAACAACAACACTGACGAACACAGGACACTGGGGAAACACGAATAGCGGAGAAGATGCGAATACATACTACTATGCTACGTATGCAACCATCAATTCAAGCGGAGTTCCCGCCCCAACCGGGAACGTCACTACAATCAGCGGGCTTGCAAGGTACAATGCCGGGTACACAGACGGACGGAACAGCGTGCAAACCATCACGCCGACTGCCATCAATGTGTACTCAAGCCAACAAGGGACGCTTCTTAGCACAAGACTGAGTGCAAGTATTTTGACGGCAGGAAAATACATAACGCTCAAAGTTGGCAATACCACATACAGCATTGCTATCACATAATGAGGTGGAACAGATGCAATTTGAAACATGGCTGAAAACAGACATGCAGGAACCGCTGAAGGTTGTTGAACTGGACACTTCCCTATTCGGGCGGGATGTCAATGCCAACATTATCGGCGTTGAAATCACGGACGGCGGCGAACCCGTGACCCTGACGGGTGACGTGCACGGGTATGTCATCAGAAGCACCGGCACCACAGTACCGCTGAACGGCACGCTTTCCGGGAACCGGGCGCAGATCGTGCTGAATGAATCATGCTACCTTGACCCCGGCAGTATCAGCATTGCCATCAAAATCGGAAGCACCACGGTTGCCGCATGCCACGGGTATGTGTACCGCACCGAAACGGATACGGTGGTTGACCCGGAACACGTGATACCGTCCATCAATGAGATTCTCGAACAAATCCGACAGTGTGAACTGGCAACAGCCGCCGCAACAGCCGCCGCAGGAGCGGCAAACACTGCCGCCGGTACGGCAAACACTGCCGCAGATGATGCCACGCTGAAAGCGTCACGTGCGCAGAGTGCGGCAAACACGGCGAATACTGCCGCAAACCGGCTAAACAACTTGACCGTTTCGGCGCAGGAAGGTAGCACAGCAAACGCACAGGTATCAGATGTTGACAATCACAAACACATAGCATTCACACTTCCTGTGGGAGCTACGCCTAACATTTCCGTAGCGATCACAACCCGTTCGCCCGGTACCGGTGCAACGATTGATATTGACAAGGAATCACCGCACTCCCCGGAAGCACCTTTGATCACTTTCGGCATTCCACAGGGCGAACCCGGTCAAGTGACCAACGTGAACGGCGAAAACATACCGATTTCATCGTCTGACAGCACCACTATCAAGGCGTACATTGATGCGGCAACGGCTATTTCAACGGTTATAGATGCCCTGTACCCCGTGGGAAGCACGTACATTTCGATGAACAGCACCATGCCTGCGGTCATGACAACTGGCAGGACGTGGGAAGCCATTACAGGCGACTATGTTTTGAGGACGATCACCACGGGCACGGCGGGCGCATACGCAAGCGCAGGCGATACCGGAAGCACAACCCTGACTGTTAGCCAAATTCCTTCCCACACACACGCACTGAATTACGGCACTGGTTCGGCGGCTAATGGCACCGGCGGCGCATACAATTTGTATTTGCAAGGCGGTGCGTCTGAAACCACGGAAGCACGTGGCGGTGGACAAGGACACACGCATACGGCAGGCATGCCTAAAAACGTTTCTGTGTACATGTGGAAACGCACGGCGTGACGGGGGCAAAAATGAAAAGCGCAACAGAAGTTTCCCGGAAACTGGACGAACTGAAGCAAAGCGGGTTGCCGTTGCAGGACGTGGCGTGGCAACTGGCATTGCAGTGCATCGGGTGGGCGTATGTGTTCGGCGCACGTGGCGAACTGTGCACGCCCGCAAACAGGCGGGTGCGTGACTGGCAGGGGCACCCGACCATAAAAAGCGCCTGCAAGAATTTTGACGGAACGGGCAGTTGCTCCGGGTGCAAGTGGTACCCGGGCGGCGCACGCACCCGGGTGTTTGACTGCCGGGGCTTTACCTATTGGGTTCTTTTGCAGGTGTACGGGTGGAAGCTGATTGGTGCAGGCGCAACAAGCCAATGGAACCGGGCGGAGAATTGGACGGCAAAGGGCACCATTGACACCGTGCCGGAAAATACACTTGTGTGCCTGTTCGTGCAGAAGAAAACCACCATGGAACACACCGGATTTGGGTACCACGGGGAAACCGTGGAATGTGGCAACGGCGTGCAGTATTTCAAGACCCGGAACAAAAAATGGACGCATTGGGCAATCCCTGCATGCATGGATGCCGCACCGCCCGCCCCGCAATCCTCCCCCACCCTGCGCCGTGGATCAAAAGGCGACATGGTGAAGAAACTGCAAACCGCCCTGATTGATCAGGGCTTTTCATGCGGCAAGTGGGGCGCTGACGGGGATTTCGGGAGCGCCACGGAAAACGCCGTAAAAGCCTATCAGGAAGCGCACGGGCTGACACCTGACGGGATTGTCGGGGAAGCCACGTGGAACGCCCTACAGACGGCAAAAACAGCCAAATACACGGTCACAATTCCGCACTTGTCCAAACCGCAGGCGGATGCGTTAATTTCGCAACACCCCGGAGCCACAGCGACAGAGGAAAGGGGGTGACCGTTGGAAATGGCTACCGAAACGATTATTTCACTTGTGATTGCTTTCTGCGCCTTGCTGTTTACCGCACTGAGTTTTCGGCGCACGCAGACGCAGGACACCACAGCATCCGCCGCCGAACGGGCGACCATGACCGCAGATGTGCGGTATATCCGCACGTCCATTGACGAAATCAAACTGGAAAACCGGGCTATCCAAAAAGACGTTGGCGAACTCAAAACCAAAGTGGTGGAAATCGAAGCTTCCACCAAATCGGCACACAAACGCCTTGATGACCTGATGAAAGGATGATGCCCTTGTTCACGTGGGAATTTTGGAAAGCAACCCTAATTCGTGCCGTGCGCACGTTTGCTGAGAGCATGCTTGCGTATATCGGCACCGGCGCTGTGGTGCTTGGGGACGTTAATTGGTTGGCGGCACTGTCCGCCGGGGCTTTCGGCGCAGTCTGCGCCGTCTTGCTTGCCCTTTCGACCGGTATCCCCGAAGCGCCCAAAGAACCCAAATGACACCCGCCCCCGGCACCCGCCGGGGGTTCTTTTTTTATTCCCGAAAAAAATTTTGCTTTTCTGCTATTTTTCTATTGACTTTAGTGTAGCTTATATGCTACAATGGAGTCCCCGAAGGGGCGGCGGGAAGCTGATATAAACATGGAGGAGGAACGGAACATGAACGTAGTTATTGCAGGCACAAGGACGTTCGACAATTATGCGTTGCTTGAAGCGGTTTGCGATTCGGTGCTTTCAGGCAAACACGTAGACGCAATCTTGTGCGGGGAATGTCGGGGCGCTGACGTTCTCGGCAGGCAGTACGCCGAACGGCACGGCATTGCCGTAGAATCGTACCCCGCAGAGTGGAAGCTGTACGGACGGTCTGCCGGTGTGAGGAGAAACAAACAAATGGCGGAACACGCAGATTTACTCATTGCATTTTGGGACGGAAAGTCACGTGGAACCGCAAACATGATTAAACTGATGCGCAACAAAGAAACGTATGTGCACATGATTTAAAACGAAGAGGACAACGTGCCGGGCGGGGCGGCGTAACCCCGCAGAAAGGGGAACACAATGACGATTTGGACAGTTTACATTAACGGCGAACCTGATTTCGCTTCTGACAAGTATCTTGAAGCTGTATCCCGTGCAAACTTCCTGACAAAGCATGGATATACGGAAGTTGAACTGAAAGGCGAAAAGGAAGACGGGACGCCGGTATTTTTTGCGGCGGGTCTTCTCTCTTGACGTTGACAGACAGCGGGCGCACGCCGCCCGTTGTAGTCAGCGCCAAAGGCGTTGGGGAAAGGAGCAAGGGCAATGACAAACAAGGAACGGTTGCAGGTGCATGTGCAGATTGTGCGGGAGAATGAGCGCAAACTGCGGGAATGGCGGGAACTGCCGCACACGTGGCGGGAGCAGGTTGAAACCCGGCTGTTGAACCTGCGTATTGCAGAAGAAACAATGCGGGAAATGCAGGAAGCGGGGGTGGTGGCATGACGTTCGGTGAAATGCGGTGTGATGCCGCCGAAAGGGAACGCCGCATAGCTGTATGCACCCGGCTGAATGTACTGGCGCACAAGCGGGAGCGAGTCGAACCTGCACAGGCAAAAAGGATTGACCGCACCATTGCCGTTATTTTACGGCAGGAACGCCCGTGGATGAAAGAAGAAGTGTATTTCCTTTACTGATGAACATACGCCCCGCCGGGGGCATTATACCCGGCAGAAAGGAACACAGCATGTGGCGAGTTGATGGATTTGCAACGAAGGACGAAGCAAAGAAGTTTAGCCGGGAACATGGCGGCATCGTACTGTATGAGGAATACACACCGAAACGGCACCTGCCGACAGCCCGGTGCAAAGACTGGTTGATTGCCACCCGGGCAACCGGGATTGATACGAAAAAGTACCCGTTTGTGGTGGAGCGCAGGATATAAGGTGATGCCGTGCCGGGGCGGCAAATCCCCGGCAGAAAGGGCAAAAGATGACGGAAGAAACGGACGTGCGCACCGCCGCATTGAATGCTATCAGCAAATGGTGTGCGGATGGTGTTATCACGGCATTTGATGATGTGATTTTCTTCATGTACGGATACGCCCCTGACTGCCGCTTATCGGACGCTATTGACGTGGTGCACGAACTGCGGGAACGGGGTTTGATCGGATGGGACTGACCCGGATGCAACCGGGAGAAAGGCGGAAACATGGAAGCGGGATTCAAGCAGAAAACCCGCAGGGTCATGCGGGTTGAGGTTGACGGGTATGTGCTGATATGCGTGTGCTGTTACTATCAGAAGCGGAACCCCTACCATCTGTATTTGAAGCGGGGCACGCACGTGGAACAGCTTGCCCGGTATGCGAACTTCATCAGCGTGGTGGAACGTATGCATCAGTGGATGCATGAAAACTATGTAGGCTATTCGGATGGGTTTTGACTACCGAATTGACTACCAAACCATGCACCGAAATGCATCAAAATGACACTTTTTGACGGATGCCCGGAAACACAAAAAACGCCCCGTGCCTTTGATAGCACGGGGTTTCCTGTGTGGCTCAGATAGGACTCGAACCTATGACACTCCGGGTATGAAGCGGGCGTGCGTATGTGCCGCCCGCCTTTATTTATCAACCGTCCCCGGGTTTTCTTTTTCCGACTGACTACCGTTTTGACTGCGAAACGCATTTTTTACCCGTTCCGCTTCCCCTGCTTCCCGGCTGTCGGTCACGCTGTCATATATCCGCAAAAGCATGGTTGCGTCAGCGTGCCCCATCCACCGAATAACGGTGTGCAGTTCAACCGGCGGGCGCATGTCCCGGAGCATGGTTGCAAAGCTATGCCGCAGGTCATACGGCGTTACGGTGAACGGTACCCACGGCGGCAGGGTACCACCATCGGCAAGAATGGCTTTGTGTTCCCGGGTACGCCCGTACCATCTGCGGTCAACCCCGTTGATGGCGGTTTCCATGCTGTGCACGTAGGAGCGCCACGCCACCCGCCACGTTGTTTTGCTGACCCGCTCCCCGTGGGCGGACGTGATCAAATGCCCGTGTTTGCCCTTTAGCGCCCGTTCTAAGGGCGGCAACAGCGGTATGCGCCTATTTGCCCGGGCGGTTTTCCCCTGCCCCGTATAAGCGTATTTTTGCCCGTTTTCGGGGTCAGTGTGTGCGGTTTCGCTGACGATGATGGTTTCCCGGGCGAAATCAACATCACGGTCAATGTCAACGGCTTTGGCTTCCTGCGGGCGCAATCCTGCATACAGCATTGCCATGACTGCCGGGTGCGCCCGGTGATCCGTGCACAGCGTTTCAATCCACTGCCTTTCCTGCGGCGTGATTGACCGGTGCCCGCCTGCCGTGCCCTTATGCGGGCGTGCTGTGCGGTCACGTGCGGGGTTGGATGTGATCAACCCATCCGCCACGGCAGAATCAAACAGGGCACAGAAAAGTTGTTTGGCGGCTTTTATGTAGGAGTTAGACAGCCCCTTGTACCGGGTGGAGAAAACGCCCTTGATGTCTGACGGCTTGACGTCCGCCAATGGCAACCCGCCAATCTTGTCAGACAGGTTCCGCAGGTGCGTGCGCAACCCGGTCAGGGTGGACGGCGCAACATCCGGGTGTGAGCGGGTCAACCACTGTTCAGCGTATCCGGCGACAAAATACACCTCCACCCGTCCACGCTTTTCCGCCGCCTTGAAATCCTCCCGCTGTTGAAGCGCTTCTTCCTGCGTCCGACCATAGAACCACTGCCCGTGATAACGGCACGCATAGCGCCCGTCAGGGCGTTTTTTCAGTTTTTGTTTCTTCTCACGTGGCATTTTCCCGCCCCTTTCGGCGCATGTTGTAGCGGGTTTGCTTCATTGCCATTCTGTACATGTAGCACATAAGTTGCATTATTTGGTAACTTTTCTTACCACGATTTTTTGCCATTTAGCCGACAAGGCGTGCCTGCGTGCTACAATGAGTATTTGTCCATGCTACAAACAAAACGCCTGAAATGCCCAAAAAACTGGCAATAAACGGCATTCGTGATTTTTACCCCGAAAATCACTGCCAAATACGCACGAATCCCACTGCCTTGCCATAAATTTTGACGGCGTCCGTTTCGGCGTACACCTGCGGCGGGTATTCGGGATTGTCGGAAACCAACATGATATTTCCATGCCGATGGTAGAACCTTTTCAGCGTGGCTTCCCCGTCAATACCTACGGCGGCAATCTGCCCTTCTTCAACTTCTGCCTGCTGACGGATCAAAACCAAATCCCCGTGCCGGAAGGTTGGCACCATCGACTCCCCTTTGCACCGAAGTGCAAAATCTGCCGTGACCCCGTCAGGCAGTTCCGCATACCCGTCAATATTCTGTTCCGCTGTGATCGGCACCCCGCAGGCTATTTCCCCTACAATCGGCACGGCGCCCGGCACCATCCTGATGAACGGGGGCTGTTTGCTGACCCGGCACAGAAGTTCATCCGTTGTCACGCCCAATGCATCGGCAACCCGTGACAGAGCAAAAGCCCCCGGCTCAATCACCCCGGTTTCGTACCGTGCAAGCGTAACTCTGTTGATCATTGCCATTTCCGCAAGCTGTTCCTGATTGTACCCACGTTCCCGCCTGATTTCCGCAATACGTTTTCCGACATCAGATTGCATGGTATGCCCCCCTTTCCTTTCTGTATCTTCTATGTTACAGAAGTATAACGCAAATGTAAATAGTTTTTACGCAATTTTTCTATTGCATGTTTGTAACGTATGTGTTATTATACCAGTGCGGTATCTTATAGACTACTGAAGGGAGGTGAGCGTTATAGCACGGTTGGCGGAAGTGCGGCGGGAGCACGGTTTCACACAGTCGCAGTTGGCGGAGGTCAGCGGCGTGCACCGGGTGACAATCGCACGAATCGAAACCGGGGAGGTTTCCCCGAAAGCGGAAACGCTGAAAAGGTTGGCGGATGCAATGGGCGTGTTGATTGATGACGTGATGGAAAAGGCGGGCTGAAATGGACAGGTTGTTTTCGGTTGCTGACATCAGCGCCCGGTATCAGTGCAAAGCCGCAACGGCACGGAAGTACATGCGGGACATGGAACACCTTGAAGCCCCGCTAATGGTTTCCGAACGTGCGCTGATGGCGTGGGAACGGCGGAAGACACTGCCCCCTGAAAACGAAACCCGGAAGTTGATGCGGAAGGGGGTGACGGTGTGAAGGAATTTTTTCCGGCGTTTGAACCCTACGACAAAAACAGCCCGCAGGCAAAGCGGGCGGAGGAACTGCTGAAGGAAGCACAGGGCGAAATTAAAAAGGCGGAAGCCCTGCTGAACAAGGCTTCCAAAGAACTGGAAAACACGGTGGAGCGGTACAGGATTGACGCATTGAGCATTGACGCAGGGAAACTGGCGTATGCGACATGGATGCAGATATGGAGGTTGACTGATGGAACTGTGGCAGATGATGCACCCCGCCGCCGGGCGGATTAGGGGATTGAGGTACACCCCGTTTCAGCGGCTCCGGGTGTGGTGGCGGTACAAGACAGGTGATTATCCTTGGTTCCTCCAAATTTAAAAATCCCCCGCCGGAGCGGGGGCGGATGCAAGGGCAATCACATCCTCAGACAGTATAGCACAGAGGTTGAAGAAAGGAAAGAAAAACATGAGCGAATTATTGCAGATCGAAACGGAAGGTTTCGTTATTGACACTGACGCCAAAGCGGAATGGGCGCTGAAGAAGATCAAGGAAGCCCGGGCAGACCGTGACACGTGGGTAGCTTGGTATAAAGACAAAATCCGGGAGATCACGGAACAGACGGATTTCGATACCATGAATCTTGAACGGATGCTTGCTGACTATTTCGGCACCGTACCGCACAAAATAACGAAGACGCAGGAATCATACAAATTGCCGGGCGGAAAACTTGTGTTGAAGAAACAGAACCCGGAATTCAAGCGGGATGACAAGGCGGTGCTTGAATGGCTCAAAACAAACAACCTGCCGCAGTACATCAAGGTCAAGGAAGAGTTGGATTGGGCGGGGCTGAAGAGCGCAACGGCAGTTTTTGAAGGGCATGTTGTGACGGAAGACGGCGAAATTATCCCGGGCATTGATGTTGTAGAACGTGAAGCGGCGTTTAGCGTGGAGGTGTGACGAATGGCGGATGCAATGATTTACGACCTGATTGGAAAGGCAATGCGGAAAGTTGGGGCAATCGGCAAAGACAGCGTGAACACACAACAGAAATACCGGTTCCGTGGCATTGATGCCGTTTACAACGCATTAAATCCCGTCATGGCGGAACTTGGGCTGTTTATCTGCCCGGAGATCATTGATCACAGGCGGGAGGAACGGCAGAACAGCAACGGAACGGTGCTGAAATACTCCATCCTGACGATCAAATACACCATGTATGCCCCTGATGGCTCGAACATATCATGCACGGTTGTTGGCGAAGGCATGGACAGCGGCGACAAAGCGAGTAACAAAGCCATGTCAGTGGCACTGAAATATGCCTGCTTCCAACTGCTAATGATACCTACGGAGGAAATGGTTGACCCTGATGCGGAAACGCATGAGGTGGTTGGCAAGGCACAGATACCTGCCGCACCGAAAGCGGCACAGCAGGAACGGATTGCCGCAAAAGCCCCGGCGCAGGTTACGCAGGCGGCAAAACTTCCACCCGCTGACCCGGTGCCGCCGGTGCTTGAATACCTTGCCAAAGAGCGGGAAGCCCTGCGGGTTGTGCGTGAGGTTGAGAAAGCGGAAAACAATGCGATTTGGAAAAAGCAGGTTGCCGCCCTGACGGAAGCCGGGCTTGCGCCCAACAAGCCGCTGACGGAGTACACGCAGAAAGAAGCGGAAACCCTGATTGCCAACATGTACGGCAGGTTTGCCCCGAAAGGAACGGTGCTGAAGGATGACGGGAAACCTGCGTGACTGTATCCCGATGGCGGGCGGTGAGTGGTTGATATCATTCACCACCCCCACCCCGCCGGGGGAATGGTTTGACAAGCTGAAAGGCGCACCGGTGAACATTGATGTGCGGAAAATGTCGCATCACAGGTCACTGGATGCGAACGCCATGTGTTGGGCGCTGTGTTCCGGCATCGGCAAGGCAATGCGCCCGCCGCTTGACAAAGAGGACGTTTACCGGGCGGCAATCCGTGCGGTTGGAGTATATACCCCGGTGGTGGTGGTTGCATGGGACATTGACACCATCCGCCGCAGGTGGGAGGAACACGGCACAGGGTGGTTCGTGGACGTAGCTGATGATGCCGGGGTTGGCAGGAAACTGATACACCTGTATTACGGAACGTCAACGTATTCCGTGGACGAAATGCGGCATGTACTGGACTGGTTGGTTGATCAGGCGGAACAAATGCAAATACCTATCCCGTTATCAAAAGATGAAGAAGAAAGGATGCTTGCAT